TTATTGGCAAGCAAGGGAAAGAATTCAAAGCTTCAACAGGAACAAACCTGCTTTGGTGCATTGGCTTTTTATTAGAGAAGGAATCGAGTACAAAATTTATAACGCAGTTCAAAATAAAAAAGATTTTACAAATTATTATTTTAAGAGAGATTTCATTGAAAACAGAATCGCAAGTACAGAGAAAAATAATAGAATATCTATCCTCAAGAAATCATTATACACGCAAGATTATCACAGCAAACAAAGCAGGTGTACCTGATATATTGGCTTGCATCTGTGGTAAATTTGTGGCAATAGAGGTAAAAAAAGAAGGTATAAAAAAACCAACACCTCTACAATTAGAGAATATAAATTCTATCATAAAATCTGGAGGCAAAGCTATTTGTACTGACAACGTTTTTGATGTTATTAGAATGGTGGAGATAATAGAGCGTGGGGGGGCATACGCAACGCAAAAGGAAGCAGGCTACACTTAGGATACCTAAGTCATAAAAATGGCGTAAGGGCGATTTATGTCAAAATATATATATATGCAATAAAAAAATATAAGGATTTGCAGATGATAAAAGACAGCGTAAAGGAAAAATTATTAGATTATTTAACAATAGAAGACCTTCAAGGCGATACTAGGATGCTTGGAGAACTTACGGATCTAGAAACAGTAAAAAAGATGATATCGATATTTGGGGGGATGTCTATACATATACAGAGTTTAGATATATTAGGGAAAGTATGGGAGCGGTATCTAATAGAAAATATAAAAGATACCAGTATTACAAAAAAGAACATTATTAGGATAGCCAATATGACAAATAAAACACCCAGGTATATAAGGAACATACTGACAAAAATTAATCAGAGCAAAAGAGAAGGGACTTTTTAAAAGTCCCTTCCAATCAAATCATTAAAATTCTCTTCAATATAATTTTCTACAAATTCGTATGCATCATCAACCATATCATTGTGCAATTCATTTGTGTCAACATCAAGGAGTTCCCAATAGTATTCACCATCTTCTTTCCAATATTCGAATTCGAATTCAAGTTCAAATTCAGTAGATTTGAATTCCCATTCCATTTTAAGAAGGTTAAAGAAACTTAATTCAGTTTCAAAATTCAAGTAGTTTGTTGTTAAGTAAGTCATTTTTTAAATCCTTTAATAAGTTAAACAAGCAATAATTTCTATGTCTAATGTGCAGCTATTATTTAACATACGCAAGTTATAACATCATAAATATCAATTATTTAAAAGATTTATTTAACAATAATAGCAAAAAAATAAAAATATAACTTGTGTAATTGAAAAAGATAGCTTAAGTTAGTCATAACATTAATTGATTATTTGTAAATTATTAAAAAGGAAGGGGTTAACATGGACGAGGACAGAACAAACGAACAGGAAGGGCAAACAAGCTTACAGTTGATAAAAACAATAGCAAATGGGAACAAGGAACTTTATAACAAACTAATTGACTTAAGGAATAAGATGACCGAAGAATACAACGAACAACTTGACAAGCACATAAGAACATTTAAATTTTTTCAAAACATTTAATATGGGGCTTCGGCCCCCTTTTTATAAAATAAAATAGGAGCATTGAGATGACAAAAGAAGAGATTATAGGTATGCCTGCAACCAAGACATGGAAGATTAAAGAGCTTTTAAAACTTGGTTATTCCAGAAAGTAAATAGCCCTTTAGCGGGGGCTATTTACATTAATGAAAAATGGAATGTCAATTGAAAAAGATTGAGCTGATTACGGAAGCGATGTCATCCATCAAAATTTGTGGTATGTCACTTGATGGGAAAAAAGGTCTGGCAGGCATATATTTTGTTCCCTCCTGCAAAAATTTGGCATAAAAAAGATTTGTGCCGACTTCTATTCCATAGTCAGTAACGGAGAAGTGAATAGAGCCGAGAAGACCTGCGTCCCCAGCTCTTCTTCTTAGTATATGAATGGGATAAAAATCAAGTCTTTTACGTTCTCTAATAGTGGCAGGTGCTAATTGTTCCCATGTATTGCCGTTATTAAAATAAGCGCCTTCTTGTTCAAACTGTGTAGTAATTGCATTAAGCATCAAAATACCAACATCATTATATGCAATTCTTTTATCAATGTTAAATAAATCATTGATACTTTTAGTAATAGTTGACAAGTCTATATTAAAGGTAAACATCAGATGATTTCCTGTAATTTGTTTTCTAATTCTTTTGGAAATTTACTCAAATCAAACTTTAACATCTTAGTTGGAATTCGATCAAAGTTCTTTGCATTACGATATTTCACTGGGATACTGGATACATCAACTAAATTTAAACCCAAGCGTTCTTTTTGCAAATCATTAATAGCAACCCAAATGGTTCTGCAATGAAAATGCCGTGGGGAATACATAAAACGTAATTTAGGGTCATCTGCTCTTAAACAAATCTTTTGTGTACCCAGCCAACTACAAATATCAGTAGTTTTATTATCAAGCATTACAACAGGTCTTAAAAAGGGGAAACGGTCCTTTGCTTCCTGGTGAATAATATATCTACCAGCATTGTATGAATTATTTATATTTTGTGACACGACCAACTTAGCATGCCAGTCTCTAAGATTCAATTGTTCTTTTATTTGTTCCTTAAAAACTTTAATATCAGTACCCTGAGCAATAGCGTCATCGACAATATTTTTAGCAATCACCAATAAGTTTGCTTTGTTAACACTTGCAATTTTAAAAGCCGTCTTAGTATTTTCTTTTAGAAAATCATCCCAATCATCAGACAATACTAATCCCAAAGAGCGGAAATATTCAAGTATCTCTGAAGGTTCTTTATCGAGGAGGAAAGTCAACTTGTTATTGATTTGAGGCATCTTCTACTCCTGCATTAAATCCCACAATTCTTGCAATCAAGTTATATTTTTCAATTATTTTAGATAAATTCTCAATACTAATATCATCAAAAGCATTATAAATATTTTTAATCATATCATCATAATTATCGAATTGTTTTAAGCTGTCTGCAATATCAGAATATTGAGCGTCTATAATACCTTTAAAATATTTAGATTTAAGAATATCATCGCTAAACGATTCAGTTTCCAATAGACTTTCAACAAATTTCTTATCTTCGTTATCGGAATTTTTATTCAACAGATTCATAAAAATATTTTTATTGAAAGCCTTTGGATTATTTTTACTTTGCATTTGAGAATTATCGAAAGTAAAGTAATTTTCGTTAATATTGAATTCATCAATAAAATACTGTTGTGTGAATTTAACCCCTAGTTCTTGTAGTTGTAAAGCGACCTCTGCTTTATTCTTGTACACATTAATATCATCTTTTTGGTATAACCTGACCTTATAATAATTGTTAGAATTGAAATTCAAATCATGTTGCCATTTCAGAAGAATATTAATGTAACTAACAACAAAATTTTTATAAGCCTCTATTCGATCAAATTTATTTGACATTGCCATTTGTTCATTACCCAACTTGCCGGGAGAAGATTCGGAGCCAGCACTATGACCAAGAATTAACTTTGTTATTTCAGTATTACATAAATCAATTAACCCTTTATAAATATCTGCAGACTGAGAATTACCAGCTGGGAACATATCAACAGTAGTTCCCTCCGGATGAGTGATGATCTTCGATTGTCTCATATCTAAAAGTTTATCATAAAAGTAGTCAATAAACTTAGAAACGTCCATTTTAAAAGATTGTGCAGCAGCAAGGCTATAACTACCCTTTATACCTGGAGAGCCAAATTCTTCAGAGAATATAGTCCAAAAGTCCAGGACATTATTTTTTATAAAGACATATTTGAAACAATTGAGGAATAAGCCGACACCATAAGGATTTTCATAAGTGGCGTCATATACTACGGGAAGAACTTGCATAGGTAAAACCTTGACACCATTCAGCGGGCTTTCTTTTGTAAGTACCATTAAATTGTGTAAGTTATCATATAACACGTTATCGTGGGGCAGTTCTATAATATCATCAATGATGATAAAATTATTCTCGTATTTCCACACAATATTCAGGTATTGTGAGCCATAGAAAGCAGCATATATAATTTTTTTTAAGACATCTTTATTGTAAAAATTATAAACAGTATCATATACGAGATTCAATTCTTCTTCAGAATCACCATCCATAACTATATCCCATTCGTACGAAAGAATACCTTCTACAATAGTATTGACGACACTTCTTACTGTAGAGTCAGCGAATGTTTCAGCGAATAAAGCGAGCCCGTGCTGTTTTATTAATCTATTCGGGTTAGGGATAAACTTGTAGATATTTTTGTACATATCGGATAAAGTATCAAGTTTTTGAGTAAGACTACTTTTGTCCGTAATTGTACTTATCACATTTCCTTTGGTATCAAAGATTTTTGCCATTACAAAGTCCTTAATTTGTTTCTAAATGAATTATTTTTTTGATTTGTTATAACAGGGAACGCACTTAAAGATTTAATCCAATACTTAGCGCCATGTGAAAAAACAGCATATCTGAATGCATCCATCAAGTGGTCATTAAATTTAAGAGGTTCGTCAAGTATGTTTTCATTTTTATCCAATTTCCACTTATAAGACTTAATTTCTTTAATCAAATCGGTACTCTTGGAGTCTATGAATAGTTTATATCTTTTACAAAAATCAATACCAGCTTTTACATTTTTATTAGCTGCATGTACATTAAATCCACTACGATAAATCTCTTCTATTCGTTGAGGTTCAGCTGCATCGCAATAAATAAAATTATTTCCAAGATTAAATTCTTTTAACAAATCAATTAAGTCAGAGTTAGTTAATTTTGTATCGTAAATTAATTGTTTTAAGTATAGTGTATTATCGTAGTTTGTTACTTCAATTAAAGCAGTAGGATTATTGAAGCCAAAATCTAAACCATAAACAGTATCCCCCTCATGTATAGCATCTGTGATGACGTAATTGCCAAATATCAAATTAGTAGATTTGGCAACCTCACCAAGCCCAAAAACTTTCCAGTATTCGGGGTCTTCATCCTTCAATCTCTCTATTTCATCAATCTGTTCTTTAGGTAGGTAATCCCAATTATCCAAATATGTTGATTGAATAAACTTCACATCAGGTCTTGTTAGTAATTTATCATAAATCCAATGAAATTCATCAACAGGATTATAATCTACAATAGCCTTTCCACGAGTTCTAAGAATTAACTGCTTCCATTCGTCGTATGTTAGCAAATTGCCTTCATTAACGAACAATATATCACGTCCCGGCCCTCTCAATTTAGCGCCATTGTCCGCTGAAAAAAACTCAAAAAATATATTCTTGTTAAATTTATAAACGGATTCGGTTCTATTAAATGAATCGTCAATCCACAAATCGAGCGATTGCATTATTTTAATAAAATCTCTAATAGCTCCTTTTTTAAGATGAGGCATTGTGTGACTAACAATAGAAACTTCAAGTGGGTTTAGGGAGTTAATAGCAGTTAGTATGAGCAATTGTAAAATAGAATAAGTTTTTCCAGATCTAGTACCGCCTTGATTGACAATAATCTTGATACTATTATCCCTCAATGCCTTCATGTTTGCCAGGAAAACAGGTGAAACGGCAAAGTTCAGGTCATCAAACATCATCGTTTAACAGTGTTGACTTACTGCCTGCCACGTTAATATTAATTTGCGGTAAAATAGTAGTGCCATTGCTTGTCAAATCTTGCTTCGATATTTCGATAGGCTCTCCTCTTGCAGTTCTTTCCATATCGGAAAGGGCTTTGAATTTAGGAGAAGCATCTATAGCAGTTTGAAATAATTCGGAAAAGGTCTTTCTTTGAAATTCATTATCAGTTAAACTAGCAATCTTTTCATTTTTTTGCTCTTGAGATAAAGTAGGGTCAGTTTTAATTTGTTGTATTTGTTTTTGCAATTTATTCCATCGTTCAGCCCCTGTTGCAAAAGGAATAAAAAGGAATTGCATCGCTCTTTTAGCATAATCAGAATGCCTACTAACCATTTCCTCTACTTCTTTTTGCAACTGATTCTTTTTAATTAGTTCTATTGTATCCAACCAGGATTTGACACGATCTCGCCATGACCATTTATGAGAAATCTGCTCAATATATTTAGTTCTTTTAAATATATTATCATCAGGGTACAATTGTATAACAACAGCTTTAAGAGACCGATGTATGCCGAGGTCTCTATATAAACAAAAGGCTTCCCAAGCGAAACTGGATTCAGAAGGTTGTCTTTCGTGAATAGGAAATTGCAGTTCTCTTTTCATAATTCATCAAAATAGTTATTTGGAATAGTTTCATTATTAAGTTTTATCTCTAAGTTAACATTGTTATCGATACAATATTTAATGTATCTTTTCATAATACCATCGCAAAAACCAGTAGATAATTCCATTACAAAGCATTTTCTTCTTAACTGTTCACAAGCCATGAGAGTAGAACCAGAACCACCAAACATTTCGAGAACGATTTCACCCACTTGTGAAGAATTCTTAATAGCTCGAGCAGGCAATGATATTGGCTTTTGAGTAGGATGTATGTACGATTGGGTCGCATCTCTGTTTATTTCCCAAATATTAACTTCATTGTTAGGACCGAACCAACGAGCCCCCTCACCTGCACCATTTACGGCACCTTTTCCAGCAAACACACAAGGTTCTGACTTTCTTTTATAATGTACCCATGAAATAGGAGCATTTTGTTTTACCCATTGAATTGGAACCTTATCATAAGGAATCCCCAAAGTCTCGAATGCAAATAATAATTCACGATAAAAAGTAGTGGCATGCCAAACATAAAAGTGAGCATGTTCAATCATATTAATTTTTGCATTTTTTAAAAACTTTATAAGGAACTCTTGGTAATCCTTGTCAGTCATCTTGTCTGACCATTCAGGACAATAATCAGCAGACCAATCCTTTGCTGTCGCACCTCTTTTTGAATTAAAATCAGGGTAAGATATATTATAGGGAGGGTCAGTATGTAGAAGATGAGCTTTATTTCCATCCATTAATTTACTTACATCAGAAGCAGAAGTTGAATCACCGCATAAAAGTCTATGTCCGTTAAATTCGAATAAATCACCAAGATTTGTTTTAGGATTAGGCACTTCATTAACAATAATATCATCCTCAACAATATCAGAAGATTCACTATTATCAAAAAATAAAGGAATGCCACCTAAACCAGACAAAACTTCATCTTCAAAAGGCATTGTAAGTTTCAAATCATCTAAATCGAACTCGATAGAGATATTGCTTAACAAGAGATTTAACTTTTCTGAATTTGCAAAGAATTTAGTTTCGTTTGTTTCAATAGCAATTCTTTGTGCTTCTACAAAACTAATTTTGCCATGATCGTAGGCAACAACAAAATTTCTATCTAATTTATAAATTTCATCGAGTCTATGATTTCCATTCACAACTTCATAGTAGCCAGAAGCAAGCTCTCGAACCTGAATATTTTCAACCTGACCAATCCTTTTCATGTTGTTACGAAGTTTATCAGATGTAGTATCATTCTCTTCTTTATAATTCCAATCAGCCTTGACAAGAATATCGATTGGAAACAGTTTAAAGCTGGTGTAATTATTTATTTCTTGGTCAGAAATGTTTGCCTGCTCTAAAAATTGTTTATCGAAGAGTGGTACAATTTTATTTCTTAAATCCTTAATATTTGCCATAATTCTTTTATTTAAATGGATAATAAGTGCAAATATCAAAAAAACTAAATGCAAAACGCTATCGGGATTGTATTGCAAATCTGCAAAACAAAATAGAAAGCAAATCTGCAAAGCAAAATAGAAAGCAAATCTGCAAAGCAAAATAGAAAGCAAATCTGCAAAGCAAATGTGTTTGTAAAAAGTCCAAAATAAAGCAATAGTTTTGTTACAAATAAATAGGCGAATAAATGACAGTAGATATTTTTGGGTTAATAGTAGACGGATTTAATGACGTAAAATCTATCAGATCAAAATTAAACGACTTAAAAAAAGATGAAGAATTGATTGTTTACATTAATTCACCTGGAGGTAGTGTATTTGAAGGGCTAGCAATTTATAATTTACTTGCTGAATATAAACCTATAGTTAAAATAATAGGGGAAGCCTCCTCAATAGCATCTGTGATAGCAATGTCCGGGAAGGAAATACAAATGGCAGAAACCGCGTTAATGCTAATACACAAACCATGGACATTTGCAGTGGGTAATGAAAATGATTTTGAAAAAATAACAAGGGAGATGAAGATTATCAAGCAGTCGATAATCAAGGCCTATAAAAGAAAAACAAATTTAACCAATGAAGATTTAAACAATATAATTGATAAAGAAGAATATCATGATGCCAGCAAGTGTTTGGAACTTGGGCTCATTGATAAAATTTATACCCCGACAATTGATGACAGTGTGAGAGGTGAGAAGATAAAAAATCAGAATTATGTCGCAATATTTAATATGAACAAAAATGGAGGATTTAAAATGGAAGTTGATGAATTAAGGCAGAAACTTCAAAGTGCAGAAACAATACTAGGTCAACACAAAGTACAAGTACAAGCACTTGAACAAGAGAATAATATGCTCAAGGCAGAAAAGCAACAAATAGCAACAGAAATGGACAAGTTGAACCAAAAGTTATCAACAACAGAACAAAAGCTGAATGAATATCAGGAAGCAATAATTTTAAGTAAAGTAAAGATAGACTTATCAAATCTTAAAGAGTATATTTTGCCTTCAGAGAATTCACAGGAAAATGGATTTGCTTTAGAGAAAGAACTGTTATGGCTAACAACGTTTGATTCAGATGCATCT